CAACTAAAGACATCACCGTAGAAGTTAGAAATCCCCAGAACTTCTTGTTTGAACCCACAGGCTATGTAGATGAGTTTGGCGACTTTGTAGGTTGGATAGGAGAGAAGATAGAAACCACAGCCCAGAAACTTATTGATACATTCCCAGAACATAAAACATATATTTTAGACAAAGTTAAAAATAAAGTAGGCACGAAAGTTGTCCGCACAGAATGGTGGACAGATGATTATTGCTTTACTACCTTTTTTGATAAGGTGCTAGACAAACACAAGAACGAATTTTATAACTACGATACGAAAGGAAAAGCTACTGAAGAAAGTGAAGACGGAGAGGAAACATTAAAAGGTCATAATCACTTTGCGAAGCCAAAGATGCCCTATACTTTCCTCTCTATCTTCTCTTTGCAAGAACAACCTCACGACATCACTAACTTAATAGAACAGAACATAAGCAACCAAGACCAAATAAATATCCGTGATGAGCAGATAGATAGAAACTTAAAGAGTGCTAACAATGCGGTAGCAATATCAGGCGTATCGTTCAACCAAGAAACAGCCAGTCAAGCCGTACAGAGCTTCTATGAAGAAGGCTTTATCTTAGTGCCAGACGGAAATGTAGACGGGGCTATAAAGCGTATTCCAGCCAACGATTTGCCTAGTGGTATATTCACCTCACAAGAGAACGCTCAAAACGCTCTAATGAGTGTATACGGCACACAAGGACTAACAGCAGACGCACCAGACACAGACCAAACAGCTCACGGAATGGTAATCAACACTAATCGTGATAGCTCCCGAATAGGCGGAGGTGTAGGTGAAGCCCTTGAACAAGTCGCAGCTAATTTCTTTAACAAATTAACCCAAATGTATTATGTATTCTATGACGAACCTCACTTTGCTGCTGTTATGGGTAACGGTGCTGCGGTGTCTTATATTCAATTACAAATGCAAGACGAAGAAAGGCGATTTATTGTAAACGTTTCACCCAATTCCATGGTTCCTAAAGACGAAGTATCAGCTCAAAATTTAGCCACTCAATTATTTGAAGCTGGAGCAAGCGACCCACTAACTTATCTTGAAGCAATAGACAGTCCTGACCCTCAAGAAGAAGCTCTGCGAATGATGATATTTCGCACTAATCCCCAGCAGTATATCCAAAGCTACTTATCACCAAGCCCCGAACAGCAACAGCAGGGCGTAGGACAACCACCACAAGGTCAAATCCCTAACGAGCAAGGTCAAGCTCCAGCAGGGGAAACATTATCAGCACCGCCGACATTAGCGTCATTATCAACAGTAGGATTAAAAGATAACTCACAACAACCAAATATATGAAAGAAGAAGAAATAAAAGAAATGATGAGTAAAAGAGAAAAGCAAAAAGGTAAGAATGATTTTATGAAAAAATATGCAGATAAAATAAAGAAATCTGCTCGTTCAAAAGCATTAGGACTTAATAAAAAATAATATGCCAGAATTTTTAGAAAAAAAGTTAAAAGCTGAATACGGAAAGAATAGCGATATACCTTACAAGGTTATGAACTCTCTCGGAGTGATGCGTGGAAACAAAATCACTAAAAAGGGTCGCCGAGAAGAAGCCAAACATAAAGCATTAAGCAAATAAAAGAACACGAAGAGAAAAAAATGAAGAAATCTACCAAACACAAAGCTCTCGTTGAAGGACGAGACGAAGGCAGAGAAGAAGAAAAGAAACATTGTGAAGACTGTGGTTATAAGCATAAGAAAGGCGAACATAAGAAATAATTATCAGGATACAGTCAAGAAGAAGAAACATAAGAAAGGTCGTAAATAGAATTATCAATTTAATATAAAATATTATGTCTAAAACAGTAAAAGTATCGTTCTCAACCCAGGCAGAAAAGGATGCCGCAGTTGCAGAACAGAAGGAACAGACTCTGAAGTGCGATGCCAAGAAAGCGGAAGAACTTGCAGAACTTGAAAGTGCAGAAGTAGTTGCATAGTGTTTAGATTCTGTGTTCGTGCCGCTCGCGATGGGGCAGGAACACGGGATTATAAACATTATTGTCCGTTTGCCCGAAGTTGTGGACGTTAAATAAAACCTCCGAGTAAATCTTGTTAACCATAATCGCTTCCTCGGTTGAGCGTATCAGCCCCGCAATAATTATGGATAAAGAAACCAAAGTAGATAGTTTTTTAGCAGGTTTAGAAGAACCGAATGTAGAAGTCGGAGACGAACTTGCACTCTTCCCCGAAGAAAAGGAAGAGGAAATCCCTGAAAAACCTGTGGCTTTTCATAAAGATGAAAAAGTACAGCGTTATATAGACCGACAGGTTGAAAAACGATTAAAGGATTTCAAACCAAGTGCAGAACAGACTTTCAAAGAAGAAGTTTCGCAAGGGGAACCAAAGTTTATATCTTCTTTAGAGAAGATTATAGGCAACGATACTCCCGAAAAGTTACAAGCCATCAAAGACCTAAAAGAGGACTGGGGTGGACTAAGTAAACAAGCACGAGAAAACGCTTTGAAAGAAATTTTTGAAGCTCAACAAGAAGCACAACAAAACGAGCAAGCAGAGTTAGAGGAAGCAGTAGACGAACTAGACGAAGGACGAGATGAAATTGAAAGCCACTTTGGCAAACCATTGACAGAAAAACAATGGGAAGGCTACAAGGATTACTTGTTAGACATAGAACCAAAAGGCGGTTATCAAGAATATCCCGACTTCATTAAAACCTTTGATTACTTTAGAAAGGTAAATAGTAGGTCTAATGCAACCGCTAAAACTCTCGCTTCAAGGAGTATGGAACGCTCTGCCCCCGCATCTAACCAAGAAGCACCAAAAGGTAATTCGTGGAAAGACTGGGAAGCAGAGAAGGAAAAACTCTTGAATAGGTAATTATCAGTTTAACATTAAAAAATTATGCCTCCAGATTTAAACATACAGACAACGACCAATCAGTATTTGGCTCGTTACTTAAATTAAAAGGTATAGTTAGTCGCTAGGAGTTGCAATGTTCTTTGAAAAGTGTATAATAGGTAAATGGCAAACGCTCACCATAGCAAAGCTAAATACGCTCAAATCGCCAAGAAATTAAGGGGACAAAAGAGAACTTTAGAAACTCGTAAGAGAATGTCTGAAGCTAATAAAGGTCATAAACATTCCCCCGAAACTCTTGCAAAAATGCGAGGCAGAAAAGTAAGTAAATCTGGTCGCAAGCGAATGAGTGAAGCAATGAAAGGTAGAACACCTTGGAATAAAGGAAAAACAGGTATCTACTCCCAAGAAACTAGAGATAAAATTAGTATCGGAAACTTGGGAAAGAAAAAATCTTTCAAAGCGAAAATGAAGCAGAGAGAATCAATAATAAAATTCTTTAAATCTCAAAATCCTAACTATGTTGCTCCTGAATATATTACAGGAACAAATGATAGACGACACGAAAGGACACGACAAATGAGAATAAGAGCTAATGGCGGACATCATACAGAACAACAATGGGAATTTTTGAAAGGTGCTTATAATTACACTTGCAAAATGTGTAATAGAAAAGAACCCGAAATAAAATTAACCAAAGACCATATAATACCTATTAGACACGGTGGAAATAACGACATACAAAATATTCAACCTTTATGTCGTTCGTGTAACTCAAAAAAGCGATAACTATATTCTACCAAGGTAACGTTAAACCATCTCTTATATACGGCGAAAACCCTGAAGAGGACAACGCCTAGGAAGCTGAAAAGCACCTACAACGACTAAGCGAGATGGGCTTCATTAAAAGAAGTATGCAATAGTCTGAACACTGGCTATAACAAAAAGAAACCAGTGAGATGAGGTCAAGCGTTAAGACGCTTTAAAGAAGAACCTTATCCGCCCGAAAGGGTCATAAAAGTAACAGAATGGGGTAGACCAGACACTCCGAGACAATGCGTTCTTTGGAATGATTCTAGGTAAAACAAAGAAATGGGATGGTAGTCAAATGCTCTTTCCGATTAAATATCAGAAAGGCGTTTCTACTGTAGCATTTAACGGCTTTGACCAACTTCCTACATCTCAAAATCCAGTGTCAGTAAATATGACATTTTATCCTTGCTTCTCAGCGACAAATGTCGCGTTAGCAGGAACAGACATTTCTATTAACAAGACTAACGAACAAAAAATCAATCTTTTGGAAGTGACTATGAAGTCACGTTCACAAGACGCCGCAGACGATGTTGGTAATTTCTTTCAAGGAAATGGCACATCATTCGGTGGTAAGGCGTTCGCTGGACTTGGTAATATCGTAGACAATGGTTCAGTAGCTTCCACTTATGGTGGACTTTCACGGGCTACCTATCCAGGCTTAAACGATTATCAGACCGCTTCCACAACACTTTCTCTTTTACTCGTTCGTCAAGTAAATAACAATATTTCTGATGGACGTGTACGACCAGACATTTGTTTGACCGATTACCAGACTTGGGCTTACTTTGAACAGCTATTGCAGGCTTTTCAACGCAATACTTATTCCGATTTCAGGAATATGGATGCAGGAGCAGGCTTCAAGGCAAATGGTATGATTTGGGACGGATTAGAAATCTTCCGAGACAAAAAAGTCACAACGGGAACATTCTACGAACTCAATAGTGAATTCCTAGAGTTCTATGGACTTAATTGGTGGGAAGGTGAGCCAGTCAAACTGGGAACCGAACTCATCAAGGGCAACATCTATAACTTCTCTCCAGCAGGTGCTACAAAAGCATTTACTTGGACGAAGTGGATTCACGCTTACAATCAAGGAGCTATCAATGGCTTTATGATTATGGGAGGTCAGCTAGTCTGCACCGCTCCATTCCGTAACGGAAAAATTACTGGCATAACAGGAATATAATAGTCGTATATTTCTTAACACGTTAAAAATATATGAGTTTATATTACGAAAACTTACAACCCCAAGCTGAAGCAAACTATGCCGTAAATGGAGTTGCGTTCGCAACGAACAAACCTGCTTCATTTGGTTCTACAGTAGCCATTACTGGAGCAACTACTATAGCAGGTGCGTTGACAGTTACTGGTGCTATTTCTGGCCCAAGAGTTAGTAATGTTATTACTACCGCATTAGTTGGTGTTACTGTAACTTTGACCGCTGCTAATTCAGGTAATACGTACATCAATGCTGCCACAAGTGGTACGCCTTCATTTACACTGCCTGCTGCAGCAAATGGCCTTATATTTACTTTCATTACAGGAAGTACAACAGCAGGATTTACAGTTACAACTGGTACAGCTTCGGTAATTCGTGCTAAGACAACAGCAACAGGAACAGCTATTACTTCAACAGCTACAAATGGTTCTCTTATCAACACACAAGCTACGGCAGTGGTCGGTGATGCTATTACATTAATTTGTGATGGTACAGATTGGAGAATGGTATCTCAGACAGGTATCTTCTCAGTAAGCTAATTACTAGCAAAATTATTAGTTAATATTAAAAATATATGATTGTTACAGATTTTAAAAGTTCTCCCTTCCCAGTATTCAATACTGGAAACCTAGGAAACCCAAACTACACTGGAACTGCGACAGCCCTTTATAACGGCTACACAGGTACAGGTTTGAATGGATTTCCCGACACGAGTCTTGACCAACTTGTTGGTTCAAGATGGAATACAGATTCAGGTCAAATATTGACTTTGGTATCTAACGCCGCAGTTGCTTTGGTAGCAGGTGTCCTCGTTCAAAACGCAGCAGAAGTTACTGCCTTTGAAAAGATGGCAATTACTGTTCCCGCAGCAACTCCAGCAACAGCAGGAACTTTCCAAGTTCTTGTTACCAACGGTGCTACAAAAATGAACATCAACCAGTTCGCTGGTGGACAACTCATTGTAGCTGCAGGTACAGGTATCGGTCAGACGTTAGAAATTTCTTCCCATACAGCGGCAGTAGCTACGACTGGCAAGATTACTGTTACCTTGTTTGACCCTATCCAGACAACTCTTGATGCAACATCAGTAGTAAGTTTTGTTTACCCAAATGGTAAGAGTGTAGTCATAATGCCTACAACCCCAACAGGGTTAGCAGTAGGTGTTACGGTCTATCCTATGCCAGCTGCAGTAGCAAACACTTATGATGGAACATCAGGTGCACAAACAGCTAATGGAACGCCAGTATATGGCTTTGTGGTAGCACACGGCCCAGTTGGTTGTTTGATTGATTCTTCAGTTACCAATGTCGGCTATCCTCTAGGACAGAAATGTGCTACAGCTGGTTGTCTTGGTATCGCAACATTAACCACTTCCCCTCAAATTGCTATTTCAATGCAAACATTGACTTCAGCACAAGTTGGAGCAGTTTTCATGTTGCTCTAAAACTTAATAGTTTCCCTTCCCTCCTTGCTCCTTTGCAGAGAGGGGGCAAGATAGGGCAGGGAAAAGTTCTTATTATAACTAATCAGGGTAACATCAGGTTCCAAAGGAACATCTGGTTACATCCGAATTAAAATATGCCCCCATTTAAACATGAAGTAGAAGAGTATGATGCTGATTTTGACGGAGTCTTTAGATTTACTAACCCAACAGCCGAGGACTTTGATTACAAGTGGAATAATGTAATTTACACCT